CTCAGTAACAGTGACATCTGTATCAACGGTATATACCATTCTTGGTTTAGCGGTGTGCCAACTACTCATACACCTATCCAAAATACTTTCTGATTAGCTGATGCCGCTATTGCATATAAAAGGTTAGAGTTGGTCACCGGTAGGGTTATTGACTCGCCAGGCTCTAATGGGAAACCGTCCGTAGCTGCTGTGTCGCCGTCAGTAACATCTGAGTTACCTATGTAAACCGTGGCGGTGTTGTCTACTGCTGATTTTACGGTGACCCCAAACTTAGCCGCAAAAGAAGTGGAAGTTATTTGTTCTGCTGTGGTGTCTATGTCTAGGTTCGAGCCGTGGTCAAGGGTAGATGAGACTGAGCTGGTTACGTCTACATCCCCAATATCCACGCCTGAGTTAGCTGATAGCTTACCAATGGCGTTAGTTCCTGCGTTTAATGAAACATCATTATTAGAACCTAGATTAACAAGCAAGCCATCTGTAGCATCGCCTTTCATTCTGTCCCAAGTAGTGCCGTTATATACAGAGTTTCTTGTTATTATTCTTTGTTTGTCTGCTGTTGATGAGACAGCAACGGCATCGGCATTGTCTGCACCAAAAGATGCAGTATTGCTCCCACTAGCAGGGATAATCTTAAGGTTGCCCCTAGAATCAACTTGCAAATCGCCTCTCTGTCCATCTGTTAGCGTTGGGTTAGTAGCATTGTATTTACCCCCAGCTTTTACTGGGTTGCCTGAATCGGTTGCCCCAGCGGCTACATCGCCAACTACTTGAGCATTAAGACTTGAAGCTGTAGTTTGAGTTACTGCATGACTCGGTACAGAGGCTAGTGATACTGGTTGGGTTTCGGTTAGGTCAGCTTTAAGTTGTAACTCGGTTAGTAGGGCATCTTGTTTGGCTGAAGTGGCTGCACCAGCAGGTAATGCCGAGCTAGAAACTACGACTGCTCCAGTGTTTACTGCGGTAATCTTTCCGTCTATCGAGGATAGACTCGTGTTACCGGTGTCTTGTTTGGTAGCTGTGGCTAAACCAGTCGTGTCAATGCTTGCTGTTACAGGTACAGGGCTTGCTCTAAGTTGAGCGTCAGTCAATCCGTCAGTAGTGCCACCACCAGAACCACCACCGCCAGCATTAGTAAAGTTATCATCAAAGATAAACCTATTGCCTACTTTTACTACACGTCTAACTGGTTGGTATTTTTCAGCACCCTGATCGCTTTTTTCGGTGTTTTCTTTTATGTACTGCTCAATGTTTACAACAGCTTTTTCTAATTTGTTTAGATCAATCTTAGTCTCAATAGGTTTGTTTTCTTTTACAGCCTCTAGTAACTTGGAGAAGTCCTGTATTTTTGTTTTAGAAATGCGAGTTAGAGGTGAGTTCTTTTCGATTGACCTCTCCAAGTTCGTAAAGTATTGAGACAAGTCTAAGTGCTTGTCTATTAGCGACAACTGTTTTTCTAGCTTGTTAAAATCATATTCTTCTTTACCATTCACAAGTTCATATAGCCGTTCGGTAGCTTCAATAAGTTTTTGACTAACTTCAATATTAGTATCTTGCAACAGTTTCTGTTCTGCTTGAATTGCTCTCTTTTTTTTTGCAGATTGTATCTTACGATTCATCTAAAAAGCCCTCAAGTTCTTTAACCTCTTGCTCTAGCTTTTTATTTGATATTTTTAGTTTTGCTTCACGCTTTTTAACTTTATCCAGTTCTTTAGCAGTTTCAGCTAATTTATCGGCTTGCTCAACTTTAGGTTCTAGCTCTTTGAGTTTATCTTCTAGCCTTTTTACTTTGAGTTCTGCGTTATAAGACAGCTCGCCATCAAGTACCGGTACAATATCACATTTACAATTAGGGTGTAATGGTGGATCACCATCAGCAAACTCAGTCTCTCCGTAAAATCCTTTGGTAAGTCCAACAACTTTTCCATCATACGGTTCACACTCTGGACACGGATCGCTAGTTATCCACTCTTTACCCTCTACTACGCCAGATTGTTTCCATGCGTCTACTTGTGCGGAACTAGCGGTAAACGACACTTCAGTCCTTACAATCCTCTCAGTCTGAGTCTTTGAAAAATCTGCAAATGTAGCTCGTATGTTACCGGATATTTCTGGTATTGAACTACCGCCCTGCACCCCCTCGGCAATCATATCTATTAGCTTATCTTTATCAGTCTTAACCATTGAAGTAGCAAATTTTTCTACACGACCTTTAATAGATTTTTGAATATCAAACGGACTATACACCTGCTCTTTAGCCACTAACTTCATGGCTTCAATGCCGGACTGTGTAGCTACTTGCGTAAGTATTGGCTCAAAATCTAGTGTTGCTTCAACTACTAACTCATCTTCATCAAATAAACTTTTCTTTTGCATTTCAGTAACTTCATTAGGCATATTCTCTAACGCCTTATCTACCATGCGATTGATAAAACTAATAACCTTATCTTCAAATACTTTTTCAGCGGTAGTTATTATCTCTCGTTGTCTCTTTGTATAATTATGTAATTTATCAGGGAGTATTCTAGGCACAAACTCTTTATTCTTTTTGCTTTTAAGTTTCTTCTCGGCTAATTTTCTAGCTTCGGCTTTTAATTGTTTATATCTATATGCCTCAGCCTTAGCTTTTCTAACTACTTTGCCACCGTTAACGTATCGTAGTGCTGGCGGTACAGCCACTGGTCTTTGAAAGTTAAACTCATCACCACCATTCACCGGATCATAACCTAATTCTTCCCTAGCCTCGTTAAGAGTGATAATATCAGCGTCTTTAAGTGCTTTAACTTCTGCTATGTGATCTGTTTCATCTTCTTGTACAGGATCATTGAAACCAAGTAGTAAGTTGTCGCCATACAGAGGTACTAAGAATTCATTCAAGGTATCACAAATACCTTTCATGTCCGGTCTTACTGTAGACCTCATCCAACTAAGCAGTGAAGCCTCGGCGTTTGCTCTGTTTACATCTTCTGTGATACCAAGAACTGCTTTAGTGTTACCGAATATAACCATGATTTTATCTCTGAGCCATTGTTGTTGCTCTAGGAATTGAGCGTCTTTATTAGACATCTGTACATTTTCTGGTTTGATACCGCCACCGAATATAGGCACTTTGTAGGCATTCTGCACTCCACCGTAAGTATTACGGAACTCTGAATGTAGTTGTTTAAGCTGTTCATCTGTAAGGCTTTTATCGGTAGTTAGCATTAACTGTGCGATTAAGCCACGCTCAAACAGTTTCTTATTAGCTTCAATCGCCATAGTATCAGTATCAATAGCTTCGGCGGCTGCCATAACTGCACTCTTGCCTCGATAGAAGTTCTTTGGGTCTGGCACTCTGAAGTGAATTATTTCCTCTGGCGTGTACTTAATTTCTATTGGCTCGCCTTTAATCGTATCTTTATAAGTATACGATTGAATAATCCTCTGGCTTCCCTCGGCTTTGCCTAAGTCTATGGTGACCTTATCAGGCGGTAGAATGAATATATTATTGATAGTCAGTCCTGTTCTATCAACGTACCAAAACGCATCACCAGCAAGCTTACGATGGCTCTGAGTAGTATAAAATCCGTCATAAGAAGATGTAAACTCGTTGAACTTATCTAATGCGTCAAGTAATGGGTGATTATGTATTTCTTCGTAAACAACTTCATCTCTAACTGTTCGGACTCGATACAATTCAAACTCGATCATAGCTACTTCTTTAGCTATAACGTCATTGTTCCTATATACCCAGCCCTTGTTGGCTTCAAGTACTTTAGAACTAACTTGAGTTTCAGATACTAAATCTTTATTAGTAAAATCTAAAAAGCCACCTGTTACGGTTTTAGCTTTCTTTTCAATCTCTTTTATAACTTCAACGACTTCTGATTGCTGTGCGTCTTTGCCTGTTTTTATTTCGCCTATTAGTGGTAGTGTGATTTTCATAATTTATTCGGGCCAATAATCTAGGACTGCACCCTTTTTGTCTCTTGAGACATTCCTCTCTTTATCTTGAGATACTGTAACGCTGGCTATGCTTACTTTGTTTTCATTCCACCGAGCGTATGCCCATTCTGCTAACGCCCAACTATCGGGATAGTCATCATGTGCGTCAGGACTGTCGGGGTGGTTTACTTTAAGTAATTGCCCATTGTATTGTTGTTGAAGATCTAACATTTGTTGTCGGAACTTCTCACCATGTTTTTTATCCTGTTTTGGTAATGTCGTCAACAACCCTTTTATACTTAACTTGAGGTTACGATACATATTATCTTTTGAAATTGCACTGAATTTAATTGCATACAGCCCTGAGTTCTCGTCTTGAAACTTGGTTGAGGTTACAAACATATCAGCCACAGGGTCACCTACTCCTGTACTGTCTATTGCCACAGCTACAACATTATAATTGCCTAAGAAGTCTTTGATTATGTCGAACTGGTCTTGATAATTTTCGCCTCGAAGTTCTAACCAGTTTAGTATTTCTTTGACCTGCTTTTCTTCATTCCACCTTAAGATGGTCACAACGGTACTGTCAGGGTGTTTAGCTACGTCAATCCCTGCAAAGCAATAATCTTTTTCGTTTCGATAAGCAGGACTTCTATCTGTGTAAAGCTGATCTAGTTCTTCTTGTGTAGTGAATTGCCCCGTTCCAATTAACCACTTCCCAAAATAGGGTCGCTGTATTTCGTCTGCTTCGATACCATGCTTTTCTATTTCTTGCCGTACTGTTTGTTCGTAGATTAAATGCCTAGCGTCTTTGGTCTGCTCATACACCTTACGTCTTTGGGCTACTATATCCTCAAAGTATAGTTTTAACGCCTTGCCAGTCTGCCCTAACCTATAAAAGTATTTAATCTGAGTTCCGGCTGTACCGATATATACTCTAGGTGCGTTAGTACTAGCACCGATAGGCCATATACTTTCTTTTACAATCTGGTCATCTAAATCTTGGCTCTCCTCAAATATCATAAGGTCTAATGTTTTTGACTCTGGTCGTGAAGTCTTTGATACTGGGGCTATATAGCATGATGATCCATCGGGTAGCACTAAAGTCTTTGAGTTTTCTTGTTCTTTGATTACTTTAGCAGTGGCTTCATCTACTACCACCATTTCTTTAATACGTCTTAAAGCAACTTTTAATCTATCAAAGTCGGTTTTAGCTTGTTCAATCTGCGGTGCAAATATAGCTATGTGTATCTGTCTATCAAAGTACACCGATAACCAAGTTAGAATAAACTCTACTGTATAAACAATGGCTGTGGTTTTGCCGGACTGCCTAGAAAACTCGACAGGGATTTCTATCAGCTCAAGCTTTTTAATATCTTCTTCGGTAGCACCTTGCGTTAGTCTAAGGTTCTGTATTAACGCTTCAAGTATCTTGTCTGATACGATTTCTTGATACGGATAAAAAACAATCTCATGTTGTATGAGCAGGTGGTCTGCTCTAAGCTTCCTTAGTTTGTCCAGCACTGTCTCCACCTAAGTATTTATCTAAGATTTCTTTTCGTGGGTCGTTAATCTCTAGCACGAGCTTATCCCCATACCCATGTTTAGCTAACCACTCCATAGCTCTAGTATCGCCACTGACTGACTTAGCTACTGCTGTTTTGATGATAGCTATTATTGGTGCTCCTTTAAGTAGCGACCCGTCTTTTAACTTTAGTTCAAACTCTGGGTCGTTGAGCATGTTTTGAATGTGGGTAGATAGGTGAACAGTGCCTTTGGGCTTGCCGTTCATGCGTCTGGGGTCATCTGCCCCTGTGAATGGTTTTAAGTTTTGTTCGTTAGCCATTTGCTTCGCTCAATTCTCGCTCAATTGCTGGTGTTAGTTCTTCCCAATTCTCAGGAAGTTCGTTGTTGTTGGTGAACTTAGCGTACCGTTTGCGAATAACATCTACATATTTGGGGTCTAGCTCCATGCCATAACAAGTACGGTCTGTTTGCTCGCAAGCTATTAGGGTAGAGCCTGAGCCGAGGAATAGGTCTACGATTTTGTCTTGTTCTTTTGAATAGCTTTCAATAAAATGACTATTAACTTCTAAAGGTTTTTGTGTTGGGTGTACTCTTGTTTTTGTGTCTTGACTTTGCAAGCCAAAATATCTAAACCAATTAAAATGCAAAACTACTCTTTTATGTTTTTGCCTTGACCAACATAATTCATATTCAGAATTACTACCTGCATCTCCATTGCTTTGAAGTGTTTTATCCCACACAATGTAATTCCCTTTTTTAAATTCAGGCAATAATTCAAAATAATAATCAGCACCCCATAAAAACATTTCTTTGCAATAATCAAAATGCTTAAAAAAGGTATTTATTAATTCAGGGTCAAAATCTTCGTGGTCGCCTATTACATTATCATATTTTTTACCTTTTCTGCCTCCCCAATTTAATGATGAATAATCGGTATCTAAAAACATTCCATACGGTGGGTCACTTAATACCATATCCGCCTTCTCACCGTTCATCAGCATATCGACACTCGCCTTATCGGTACTATCCCCACACATAACCCTATGCCTGCCTAGCTGGTATATCTCACCTAGCTTACTTTTGGGTTCTTCCTGGCTGACTTCGGGTGCTTCATCTTCTTTTACTTCAGGTTCTTCCTGTTGCAAGTAACTTATAGCATCGTAATGAGTGGCTTCGTATATCTCGGCTTCGGGTAGTTCGTAGGTTGCTATATAAGTGTCCAGACCCTCTTGTGTAATTGTTCCGTACTGACTTGTTACTTTTAATAGTATCTCTGCAGCTTCTTTAATATCTTTAGCTGGTATCTTGATTACTGGAACTTCCACATCACCATATTCTTTTGTTATTACTCGCTGGCGTTGGTGGCCGTCTATCAGGTAGTTCTTATCGCCATCCTGCCATATTGATATGGGGAATATAAAGCCATGCTTTTCAAAACTCTTTTTGAGTTTGTCGTAGTTGGCTTCGGTTAAGTCTTTAAGATCGCCCTGCGTAGGTATAAGCTCTTTAATACTCAATAAGGGCAGGTCGTTAGGGTTTTTAACTTCTAAGTTCATCGATGAGTTCCTTGTATTCTTTTACACTCAATTGACAGTCATAATCTTGCTTTAGCTTATCATATATGGTGTCAATATTCGAGTTTCGTTGTTCGGCTGTCATAAGCTCATCTAATTCCTCTGCGTTTACGGCTACTGGCAATCCTAATAGTTGTGCGATAACGGTTTTGTTTTCGCTTTTAAACCTATCCTGTGGTCTGTTCATTTTGGGCAAAACACATATATCTGCTTTCTGTATCTCTTTGTAGGCTGTTTCTGGCAAGTATTTTACGAACTCATACATCGACTCGTATTCTTTAGGTTTAGCAGCCCAACGGCTTGCAAATGAGTCTTGGTCTGATATTACTTTTAGCCTTAGACCTCTACGCTCAAAACTCTGAACAGCTAGTTTAAGCGACTGTGCGTTATGCTTATATCCAAACCACACTACAGTTTTAGCTTGCCCTCGGTGTACTTTTCTTGCAGGAAACTCGGTTAGGTCAAAACGATCTTTAATAACTCTCACAGGTTTATCGGTCATCTGTCTTATGAACTCGGCTAATGATTTTGTGGGGCAGGTTATAGCATCCATAGCATCTACGGTTTCTCTAATAGGTACTCCGTCTAAGTAGTCTGGATCGCATATGTCTAGTATTTTTATGCCGGGGAATGTGGCAGGAAATTTATAATCTTTAGAGCAGTATACCTTTTGGAAAATCAAAACATCTGGCTTTTCACCATACTTATATAATTCTGCTTCCGGCCAATATTTAATCAGATTATGTACTCTGATTTTAGTAGAGCCTACATTAGACTTTGCATGGATTTGTTCAAACGTGTGAAATCTTACCATAGTTTTTTACCGCTCCATTCTGGTTTTTTACCGTCAGCTACTTGCACTAATACTTGATACAACTCATCTAGATATCTGTCTTTGTCAAATAGCTTAATGGCGGTTTTCTTGCCCTCTTGACCTATTTTAATACAATCCTTATAACAATAATTGACTAGGTTATGAATTGTCTCGGCGTAACTCATAGGATTGTCTGGAACTATAAACCCATTAACTCCGGTTTTCATAAACTCATCTGCATTGTGGTGCTTAGAGGATAGAACGCAAGCACCTGATAGCATTGACTCGGTGCGTGATCGTGGCATAGGGCTGTCTAGGAATGGGTATATGGCAATTAGTGATGTTCCGAGTAGTTCTTTGTAGTCTTGCCAGTCCTCAACATTGTAATTCACGTTAGTATGAATAATATCTAGTCCAGTTTTTTCTTTAACTGCACCTTTTATTGCGGTCAAAAGTGAGCGATTGTAATACTTATCCAATCCACCAGGGGATAATGAGCATACTATTTTAGGCTCTTTTGGTAGGTCCAGCCAATCGTCTTTATTCATGCCGTGAATAATCGGATATCCCCAACCCCACCTTTCTACTGCTTTGTAGGAATTAACTATCATAAAGTTGTCACCTATCATTTTTTTCATGCCCTCTAGGTGCTTTAGACCTCGTCTGGTATGCACATCGCCGCCGTTTATAACCATATTCTCATCGCAGTATTCGTCATACATAGGCGTTCCATGATTGATTACTACCTTAGGAATTTCTGTTATTACTTCATTTAACTGTCTGTATAACTGTCCTTTGCCGATATCTGGGTTGACGCATTGTTGGTCTAGGTGAAGTATAGCTAAATCATATTTACCCGGCTCGTAGTAATCCACCCATTCGAACTGATCTTTAGTTAGATACGTTGCAGGGTCTGGTCTGTGCGAAAACCTACTCCACCGCCTGACATTGTTTCTTAGGTAACAGAACTTGACATCATACTTCTGTGTTAGTTCTAACATCTGGTGCTGGTGAGCCACGTGCCACGGTAACCCAAATATAGTTAACTTACTCATATGCGATTTCCTTTTCTGCTATTACACCCAAAGTGAGCAAGCTGTACATTATTTAACGTATCATCACCACCTTTACTCAGCGGTATTATATGATCTATGCTTGCTCGATTGGTCATTTCTTTAGCATTTATAGCTACGTTCGTAAAACACAACATACACATACCCTCGTCTCTAATATATATTTCTTCTAACGTGTAACTTTCGCTTTTAACATTTTTTAGGAGTAAACGTCTTTTAATTCTATTTTGCCTAGAATACATCCGTATTTTGTCTGCATTATTTATACGCCAATCTCTATCCCAATTTGGATTTTGCTTTTTCCACTCTTTAAAATACTCTTGGTTATTTATACACCAATTCTGTTTAGATTGTTTTGCTTTTTCTGGATTTTTAGACTTCCATAAATTAGCCCTATCTATGTATGCTTGTTTATTATCTTCGTAATTTTGTCGCATTTTTTCTTTTTGTCTCTCTTTGTTTTTTTGATACCATTGTTTTTTTTGTAAGCTAATCCTTTCGGAATACTTAGTTCTATACTCTTTTAAATAGTCCAACTTTTGTTGCCTTGTTCTCATTAACTCGTTCCCATTTTCCAGCACTTATTTTTCATAGTAAGTATTTCATATTTTTTCGTACGCTTATTAGACGATTTGCCACTTGGAATTGCTTTTGCACCCTCAACATACTCAAGATTAAAACCTTGTTGCCTTGCTCTCCATCTGGTTTCTTGGGATAACCCGCCATACAAATTCATGCGTTCGTTAAACCCACCAAGTTTCATAAAATCAGCCCTATAGATACAAGACAAGTTTTCAATCCAGTCCTTTTTTGCACCTTTATTTCCATACAGCCACGTATTTAGTTTTAAGTTCTCGGCAAACTGCTCTACACAATCATTATCCATGACCATGCGTTGATCGCAAAATACTAATATGTCTGAGGTAGATTCTATCGCTCCCATATTTCTAGCTTTTGCTAAGTTGTAACCCTTACCCCCCAGCCTTATATACCGGACAGGCATAGAAACGGTATCAGCAAAGTCTCTTACATTTTTTTCTTGGTCTACTTCGCCATCATCAACGACAATGACTTCAATATTCTTATGGGTTTGATTGGCAATAGCTGTTAAGTTCTCTCTAGTTATTTCTTCCTTACCAGCCACAGGTACAATCACACTCACTGGTTCACCGTCTAGAATCTCACGCCATAATCTTTGATACATATACGCCCTACGTTCAGGGTTCATGTGTTTAATAGAGTACCAAGCGTTTTGCCTCATGTCGTTTAGTTTTGATTCTAAGGTTTTATAATTAGATACTTTTTTATCTTCTAGTGGATCGTGCAGAGTGCTTCTTATGAGTTCTGCTAAGTGTTCTACATCCTCACTATCGTGGTCGTTTATAACAATAGACTCATCTGCAAAGTCAGGAACGTGTCCAATCTTTCTAGTTATCACCGGCACTCCGCAAAATATAGATTCTAATATCGGCATAGTCCCAGATTCAAAGTTATCAACAGAGTTGCAAACATGAACTCCAGCCTCATAATACATAGATCTTAATTCTTCGTCTGTACACTCTTGAGCAAAATGCACCACGCCGGTGTCTATAACTTCTTTAAAATACTCCGGTTGCGATATAGCTCCCACGAGTTGCATTTTTATACCAAGTTGTTTGCAAGCTAATGCAACAGGCAAAATACCTTTTTTACTTTCAATTCGATTGGCAACCATAATAACTGATTTATTAAACTGATATCTCTCGTTAAATTGCCAAAAGAACGGATCTACTACAATTGGGATATGCTCTACTCTAGCTTGTGTAATTTTCTCTAGGCCTTTTGTAATGCTTTTATTGTTTCCGACTACTGCTTGATAACTATTCCAGTCTGACTCTTTAATCGAATACGGATTATTGTGGGTAAGCACACTAGGTATTTCTTTGAGCCATTCATACTTAGCTCTTAACATTTCGGCAGTTCTAAAATATTGATAATCTATAACATCGGCAGTTCTACACTCCTGCTCTACCCTAGCAAGCTGTTCTAAGCTAGGTCTTTTAGGGTGTACGTCTAACACAACGTAGTCAATATTTTTATGATACGGCTTGACGACTTTGCATAGTCTATCAATGGCTGTGCCTGTTTTATCGGATATGCTAACTACTTTGAACATAATTATACTTTCTGACACCACCTGCGTATGTGTCTGTTTTAATATGACAATCGTGGCATAATGTTCTACCGTTGTTTATGTTGAACCTCAACTCAGGGAATAATGAAAACGGTTTGATGTGGTCTGCTTCAATGTTCTTTTTTGAACCGCACCAAGTGCAAGTAAAATCATCTCTAAGAAAAACTAGTAATCGCCAATCTTTATATTTCTTAGACTTCCTAATCTTTTCATTCTTAGAAGTTATACCACCTTTCCAATTATAATGATTAGAACCATTTGGTATTCTTCTTGCATAATTATTCGGTTCACCTTTTTTAAATTGGGTTTTAATTGATTGTTCAAACCTCAGATTGTGTCCTTTTACAAATAAACTCACACCGCTAAACGGTTTTCCTTTCAATTGTTTTGAGCGTAGCTTTCCTCTGCATTTATTGTCGCAAAGCTTTCTTGATTCAAACTGGCTAGTAGCTTCTAAATCACCTCTTGCTCTAACTTTTCTTAAAAGCTTTTTATTACAGACTATACAATATTTACTTCGCATAATTGTTCCTTGTTAGGTTGTTGTGTCCATTATACCCGAACTGGTCTGGTGTTAAGTTCTTTATTGTTTCTTGCATTACTTTTGGGTGATCGGTTATCTTTATTTGTTCCATTGGTTTATTAAACTTACCCACTTGAGCTTCAACCCACGCACTGTAAGCGTCTATATTTGAACCATCACTTCCATACTGGGTTTTGCCAAAATGTCGTCCATACGATCTTTCCATGCGTCCTACGTCATCCATTACTTGTGCTTTAGTCTTAAGTATCTTTTCGTAATTATAAAAAGGTATGCCAGCTTCGGGTACACTATCAGGAGATATATATACGCCGTCTAAACTAGGTTGTGCTAAATCACCACCTGAATCAAACCTAATCCTATTGCCAAAATCTTTTTTGTTTACCATTACCACTAATCTTGATTTAAGATTATATCTATCAGGTAAAACAAATTGATATTTATAAAAACTGCAAGCTGGTTCGTGTTCCTCTAACAACCTCTCGGCTACTTTTCTAATACTCTCATAATGGTTTTCGTGAAATATAAAATCTAAATCAGCGTGTATTACTATATCGCCACTACAGGCTTCGTAGCCACGCTGAAACTGTTGACCGATAAACTCCCAAGAAAACTCTTTTTGCCATGGACTAAGGATGATTGCTAGGTTGGATTCCATTGATGTTGTAAATACTCCAGAAGTGCTACCATCAACAACAACTACTTCGTCTGCTAACTTTTTGTAGCACATTAAGGATTCAGCCCAAGTGTCGCCTCTTTTATTTGGTTCTGAAACCGTTGTGAATATTGACAGTTTCATAACTCATTCAACTTTCTAGCCAGCTCAAAATCGTAGTTATCCATTTGCCCTCTGCGTTCTTTGGTGGCAATAACTCTGTCTATATCGTCTTGCTTATAGCCGTGTATTCCACAAACAATATCCACTGATATACACCGTCTTGGATTATCAAATTCTGGTATTCGGTATAAATATGTTTCTGGTCGCTCATGTCTTTTAGCCATAGCTACATTTTCTCTTAGTATTGGTAAAGCCTTTTTAGATATTAGCTGTACTCCACCATTGATTATGTCTTGAGA